AGAGATGAGCATCTACCACCACAAGAGCGTCGAACTTGCCGGCGATGCGGACCTGAACGGCAGCGCGCATGTGTTCCTGCACGCCAACGGTGGCGTGTCGGTGACCATGCAGGCTGCATACGGTGCCGCGCACATGTCCATGCAGATCAACGCTGACGGCCTGCGCGCCTTTGCCAAGCTGCTGACCGATGCGGTCGAGGCACTGCCCGTCAAGGTAGAGGAGGCCGCGTGATGAGCGATGATTTCACCCCCTGCGACGTAGAGCCGCCCTGCGATGTGCGCGAGATATTCGCCACGCTCGTTGCGGCCCGCCAGCGGTTCAATGACGCCAAGGTCACCGACCTGACCGACTACCGGCGCAAGCGGATCATGGAGCAGCAATTGGGCCACGATTTGGCCAATGCGTTCCGGTCCATGGAACTGGCCAAGCCGGATGGAGACGCATCGTGAGCGATCTGGACGAATACCCGCGCTTCTCGACCTTGTACGAAAGCCGCGCCTATCGGGCACGCATGGCCGCGCTGGAGGCTGATGACGAGTTTATCGACGACCTGAACCGCGCCGAGAGCGAGGCCGACGACTTCATCCGCGAGCTGGAGACGCTGGCCGAGCAATCCGGCGACATGCATGAGGCCATCAAGCTGGTTCAGCAGGCCAAGGCCATCGTGGTGGCGCGGCGTCATATAGCGGAGAAGTGCCGGTGACTGAATGGATCAGCGTCAAAGAGCAGTTGCCGGAACCCGGCCGCAGAGTTTTGGTGTTCGACCCGAGGGCGGAATACCACTTTGCCGTGACCGTGGCCATCTACCGTGGGCACAGGCACGTGTTCGAGCGCGACCCGATGCGTAAGGTCATCATGCCCACTTATTGGACGCCGCTCCCCGTCCCTCCGGTGATGCCATGACCAGCGGCGACTGGAACGACACCATTACCCTGGCACTGCTGGCCGCGCTTATCGGCTGTGTGGCTTGGGGCGTCTATGGAGGTCACTTCGGATGAAACAGCAATGCTCAACCTGCAAGTGGTGGGACTATGATCGCGCCACCAAGACACCTACAGGCCGTCTTGCAAGATACACTCGCAGCGACTGTCTTTGGCCCGCGCCGACCACCGTTCTGCCCGACAGCATCACCAAGCAATATGGGTTTCGTCCTTACAAGCGAACCAGCAGGGACAAAGCGGATGGTGCCGAGTGCCCGTGTTGGGAGCCAAAGCCATGAACCGCCCACTCACGATCTCAGAGCGCCAGTCCCTCGCGGCATTTCGCGGCTGGCAGACCAGAAGGCACGGCAAGACCGAAACCCCGAAGTGTCCAGGCTGCGGTGAGCGCATCACCGGCAGTGTGGTCGAGCATCTCAAGCGCCGACACGTGGACCTGTACCAGCGGCGGGCGCGCAAACATGGAGATTTGATATGAACCGCCCCGCATGGTCCAAGAACGCCATCGCCAAGATCGACGGCAAGGAAGTGGTCGGCGTCATCGTCGGGCGCTGCTTTCACCACGGCGAGATGCACTACGATGTGCGCGTTGGGGCCAGCGTCATCCATGTGGATGTGCCTGAGAAGGATGTGAAACATGCTGATTGATGGCGTGTCATATGGTTTGAGCGCCGAGGCACTTGCAGAGCGCAAGGGCTTCATCAACGCCTCAGAAGCCCCGACGATTTGCGGCGGCGATGCCGAAAAGCGTCACCGGCTGTGGATGGAAAAGACCGGACAGGTCGAGCCGGAAGATTTGTCGGATGTGCTGCCGGTGCAGATGGGCAGTTACACTGAGCCGTTCAACGTCGCGTGGTTCGAGAAGGTCACCGGCATGAAGGTGACCGGTCGCCAGGATGTTCTGCACAACGATTGGCTGCGCGCCACGCTGGACGGCAGGGTTGAATACAACGGTGAGACGGCGATCTTTGAGGCCAAGCACATCGGTGCGTTCTCGAAGGTCGATGACGCCGTACAGCGGTATCTCCCGCAAGTTCATGTGCAGATGTACCTGACGGGTGCGGGGCGGGCGATCCTGTCGATCCTGCATGGCACGCAGAACTACGAGTGGGTGATGGTCGAATGGGATGATGCCTATTGGGCTTCGGTCCTGAAGGCGCTGGAAGATTTCCGTGATTGCGTGGCGTTCAACGTCCCGCCATCGGACGCGCCGGTCATCGCTGCCAAGCCGACCACGTTCAAGGTCTACGATATGACCGGACAGAACGAGTGGGCGTCATACGCTGCCGACTGGATCGCCAGCAAGGCTGCTGCCGACACTTTCAGGGCCGCTGAGAAAAACATCAAGGCTCTGGTGCCCGAGGATGCCTCCGAGGTTGCCGGCCACAACATCATCGTCAAACGCTCCAAGGCGGGCGCTTTGAGCATCAGGAGTGCAGCATGAACGACATGACACCTATTGCCCCGGTGAAGATCGGGCAGCTTGCTAAGGCTCTAGCCGCCGCACAGGCGCAGATGAAGCCCGCCGCGAAGGACGCCAGCAACCCGCACTTCAAGTCCAAGTACGCGGACCTGGAAGCGGTGAACGAAGCCGCCCGCGTGCTGGCCGAGAACGGGATCGCCATCATGTGCGTGCCCGATGGCTGGTCCGAGAACCGGATCGTCATCCGCGCCATGCTGGTCCACAGCAGCGGCGAGAGCATGGAGGGCCGGCTAGAGATGCCTGTGAGCCAGCCGAACAACCCGCAGGCTGTCGGGTCAGCGTTAACCTACGCCCGTCGATATGCCGTCTCCGCGCTCGCCAACATCGCCACATCGGACGATGACGGCAACGAGGCCGCACAAGGGTCTACCGCCGAACCCAAGAAGGCCCAACCACGCGCCGTGCCAGGCACCCCCTCGCCTGAGCAGCAAGCCGCCCCCGAAAGCACGGATAAGGGAGCGGCAGGGCCTTCGCCGGCAGCAGTCAAGTTCACCGACGCCCTGGTGGCGGCGATGGGCGAGCCGGCCACCCTCGGCGGTGTGTTCTCGATCCTCAACGAGAAACACGGCGTGATCGACATTAACGACGAGGGCTGGGTGCTGGAGGCCGGCTCCAAGCTGATCAAGCTGCGCGACACCGCCCCCGACCAGTTCGCCCGCGTCCAAGCCGCTTATGAAGCACGAAAGGCCCTCTAATGAGTTATCAGACCCTCATTGTTCTCGGAAACGTCGGCAAGTCCGAAATCCGCACCACAACCAACGGCACCAAGGTTGCGTCGTTCTCCGTCGCTGTCAGCGAAAAGCGCAAGGGCGAAGACAACACGACATGGTTCAACTGCATTGCGTTCGACAAGACGGCGGAAGTGGTTGAGCGGTATGTCCAGAAGGGCAGCAAGGTGTTGGTGCAGGGCCGCATCGCCACCCGCTCGTATGAGAAGGACGGCGAGACCAAGTATGTCTGGGAGGTCGTGGCTGACCGTCTGAGCCTGGAAAGCCCGAAAGAAAGCGGCGGAAACCACGCGCCGCGTGACGATCTGGACGATGGGTCGGAGATTCCGTTCTGATGACCAGCATCCAGAAAGCGACGATCTACGCCGACGAGGCGCTTTTGCTTCGTTGGGGCGACAGCAGCACCAACGGGCGCACCATCACGCTCCAACTCCACGAGAGCGAGGAACAGCACCCCTTCCGTGGCCTGCCCAGCGGCAAGAACGGGCAGCGCGTTATGATCGCCGTCACCCTGATTGGTGATGACGAACAGCCTGCGGCACCCGAGGATGTAAAGCGGGACAAGTCGCCGGCCGACAAGGCGATTGCGAAGGCGCATGTACTGGCCGGAACCGCCGACTTTCAACGGTGGCTGATCCCCACGATGCCGCATCACGATTATCGGCCTGACGAAACAGAGGCCGTCACCATGGACAAGCTTCGCTACCGTGTGGGGGTCAAGTCCACCACCGAGTTCCGCACCGACCCCGAGGCGCTGAAACGCTTCAGCGATCTGTGCTTCGAATACGAGCATAGGGGGATGATCCGCTGATGAACGCCTACAACCCCAAGCACCCCCGCGTCGTGGACGGCGAGTACACCCAGCACCTGCGGAACCAGCCGTGCCTGTTCAGCGGCTACGAATACTCGGAGATGGGCGGTCAGGGCGTGGACCCGGCGCACATCAGTTTCGGGAACTACGCCCGAGGCATGAAGGCGAGCGACTGGAACTGCATCCCGCTCCGTCATGACATCCATCTTGAGTTCGACAAGCGCCAGGCTGCGTTCACACAGGACGTATTTGCCGAGGATCAGTTTCTCCGAATGGATGCGCTGAAGGCTCTGGCGCAAATCCGCTACCTGCGCTGGGCGCTGGACACCGGGAGAGATGTGGAAGCGGCGCTTAGGGAGATAGTCGGCTGATGGGCATCCGCGCCGACATCCCGAACTGGCCGAGGGGGCTTTCCGAGGAGGAGGCCGCTGCCTATGTGGGTGTCGGCGTGACCACCTTCCGCGAGGAGGTCGGCGCCGGTCTGTGGCCCGCACCGGAACGGCGCGGCAAGAAAGGCGGGCGCAAAGTATGGGACCGCGAGGAGATTGACCTTGCCTGGAACCGCCGCAAGAAACTTAATAACAAGCCTGATCCGCTGCTGGAAAGGGCGAGGGCATGGGCACCGTGAAGATTCGGCATCTGATCCGCAAGGGGGCCGGCTGGTACTGGCAGCCGTCAAGGACGGCGCTTGCTGCTGGATTCCGCGCTGAGGCGCTTGGCCGGAACCAGGCCGAGGCGATCCGCCGCGCCGAGGAACTGAATGCCGCGCTTGATGCCGAGCGTCAGGACGACGCGCCCGCCAGGAAAGACACCGTGGCGTGGTTGATTGGGAGATACCGGGCGGATCATGCCTTCACCAGCAAAGCGCCGAAGACGCGGCGCGGCTATGACCAGTGCCTTGACTTGATTGAGCGGTTCTGCGGTGACTTCCGCATTGAGCAAGTCACCGCACCCGGCGTGAAGGAATGGTATCGGGCGCTCTACAAGAACCCATGGCAGGCGAACGCCGTCATGCGCGTGTTTCGCATCCTGATGAAGTTTGCCATGAGCGAGGGCAAGCTGGCCGTGAATCCGCTGGCCGGCATAGCCATCCACGGGCAGGCGCCGCGCGATCAGGTTTGGGCGCAGGAGGAGGTTGATGCTTTCATCGCCGCCGCGCTCGACCTTGGTATGCCATCAATGGCGCTGGCTGTTCGGCTGGGTTACGATACCGGGCAGCGCGAAGGCGACGTTCTGGTGGCGACCAGCGGCCAGGTGAAGGTCGGCAGCATCGAGGTCAAGCAACGCAAGACCGGCGCGCTGGTGAACGTGCCACTAACACCGGACGCTATGCGTGCCATCAAGACCTGGGGCGGCGACGAGACGCTGGTGGTCTGCGAGGCGACTGGCGCGCCCTACTCCGAGCATCTGTTCAGAAAGAAGTTTGCCGAGGTTCGCGCCAAGGCTGGCGTCCGAGCGTCTATCCAGTTCCGCGATCTACGCCGAACGGCTGTGGTGCACATGGCGCGAGGCGGCGCTACGCGGGAGACAATCGCGGCGGTCACCGGCCACACCGTGAAGTCGATAGCGACGATTATCGAGACGTATCTACCGAGGGATTCGGAGATGGCCGGCATTGGAATTACCGCCCTGTCGGCGTACCGGAAGAAGGCGGCAGTTGGAAAACGAAAATGAGCGAGTTGGAAACTTGGTGGGCATGCAAGGACTCGAACCTTGGACCCGCTGATTAAGAGTCAGCCGACAATGGCGGATTTCTGCGGGTTTTCCACCGCGTTCGCTATGTGTTCGCGCACTAGCCGTCAATGGGTTAGCAGGCGAGTTGGAAACAACGCTGTTCCAGATGAACAGGTAAATCTCAACGAAATCAACGGCGTTTGTCACGGCCCGGTTGGCGGTTCGCGCCATGGGGCAGCATCTAAGGTCGCCCGTGCCACCGTGGAGGTGTGCTGATGGTAACCGACGCAGACTTTGGCTACCCAGCTTGGCGCGGCTACATCGAGTGGGTTTACAGGCAGCTTGACGCCCAGAAGCAGTTCACGGCAGACACTGGCATTGCATGGCCCAACAAGCCCGCCACCAGATTTGAGGCGATGATCGACAAGGCTACCGGCTATGCGGACAAGCACGCCGAAGCGTTCGTTCTGTGGGCGTCGGAGCAGTACGGCATTCAGTATTGCCCTCCATCCGTTCAGGAGGCTTTGTCGCGCCATGGCGCAGCATCTGCTGCCGGTCGTGCCACGGGGGCGCGGTGATGCGCTACCTGTCCGTATGCTCCGGCATCGAGGCCGCGACGGTCGCATGGCATCCGCTCGGCTGGCGGGCCGCAGGCTTCGCCGAGATCGACAAGTTCCCGTCTGCCGTTCTGGCACATCATTATCCCGCCGTCCGTAACTTCGGCGACTTCACCACCATTGAGGAGACGGACGTTGGAGCAATCGACCTTCTTGTGGGTGGAACCCCCTGCCAGAGTTTCAGCGTCGCCGGCCTGCGCGGCGGACTGGGTGACCACCGTGGCAACCTGGCCCTCGAGTTCTGTCGGCTTGCTCTTCGAACACGGCCCCGCTGGCTGGTTTGGGAGAACGTCCCCGGAGTCCTGTCGTCAAACGGAGGACGGGACTTTGGCTCCATCCTCGGGGCGCTGGCAGAGTGCGGGTATGGGTTTGCCTACCGAGTTCTTGACGCTCAGTATTTCGGACTGGCCCAACGACGCAAGCGTGTGTTCGTTGTCGGATATCTTGGAGACTGGCGACCTGCCGCAGCGGTTCTATTTGAGCGCGAAAGCCTGCGCGGGGATCCTGCGCCGCGCCGCAGCACGGGGCAGAGAGTTGCCGGAACCCTTGAGGCTCGCGCTGGAACAGGCGGCTATGACCCCGGCGCGCATGGAGCGGCCAGCGGGCACCTGATCGCGGCTGACCTGCACCCGACGCTGCGGGCTGGCGGCAACCGTACTGGAGGCCACCGACCGCCTGGCACGGACGTTGATACGATGGAAGGGCTGATTGCCTTCCCGCAAAACCTCTCGGGAACGCAATGCGCCACGACGGCCGACCTGGCCCCCTCGATGGGCGCGAAAAACCCGACAGCCATCGCCTTTGACACCACCCAGATCACCAGCGCGTCGAACTACAGCAACCCGAAGCCGGGCGACCCGTGCCATCCGCTCGCGGCGGGCGCGCATCCGCCGGCTGTGGCCTTCGAGTCCCGCTACGCCCGCAACGGACGCGGCGCGCCTGACACCATCGTCCCGCCGCTCAAGGCGCAGTCGGGTGAAACCGGCAAGGGTGATGCGGCGCCGCTGGTGGCCTATTCCATCATGCCGCAGAACAGCGGCAAAGACTTCAAGGCCCGCGAGGTAGACGGTGCCCAGCCGCTGATGACCAACCCGGTCGGCGGCAACCAGGGCGGCGACTATGTGATGCAGCCGGCCATTGCGTTCAAATCCGGCCAGTCCGAAGCGGCGGGCGGTGCGTTCGTCACAGAGGAATACTCGCCAACGCTGCAAGCCGTGAACAACGGCAGCACTGCCGTTCCGTCTGTCATGCACGCCATGGCCGTCCGCCGCCTGACGCCGCGCGAGTGCGAGCGCCTGCAAGGCTTCCCTGACGACTACACGGCGGTGCCGTATCGCGGCAAGCCTGCCGCTGACGGGCCTCGATACAAGGCGCTGGGCAACTCCATGGCGGTGCCGGTGATGCGGTGGCTGGGCACTAGGATCCAGATGGTGGACGAAATGATGAAACAGGAGGGATGAGATGAGCGACAAGACCAAGAAGATTCTGCAACTGATGCACGAGACGCCGAAGCACATCTGGCGGAAGGGGTATATGCGCGAAAGCGACTTGGGCCGCGTGTCGCACGCATACCTACAGCAGATGTACGATGATGGGCTGATCGACGGCGTTGGTTTGCGTGACGACAAGGGCACCGGCAACTACAAGGAATCACGGCTGTGGAAGATCACCGAGAAGGGTATGGACGCGCTGTTTGGGGATAAGCCATGAGCGACGACCTGATCGCACGACTGACAGACGGGGAGCGGTGGGACGGCGACAACGCCGCGGTGCTGGTGTCCCTCGCGGACGAGGTGGTGCGGCTGCGGGAGGCGCTGGGCGCGGTGGCGGGACAGAAACTGGCCCGCGAGATGGACGAGGAAATGTACGACAGCGCTGACTTCGAAGGCGGCTATGAGGCTCTTGTGGAGAATGCCCGCGCCGCACTGGCTGGCGAACAGGGAGATAACCATGAGTGACGCGATAGCCGAAGCACGGCGGTTGCTGGCTGAGTACGGCTACATAATGCACCCTGCTGCCAGAGCAGCCCTATCCAACCTCCTGTCCCACGTCGAGCGCTTGACCGCCCACCGAGTACGGAGTAGCTGTCCGATAAGGACTAACTGAGGGAGAGGATGATGGACGAACTGGACAAGCGAGCGTTCGCGGCATTGATGGATTGCGTCGGCCTGATCACCGGAGCCATTAGTGGGAAAGATCAAATGGACGCCATTGTGCAAGAGGCCGGCGTAGTACTCGACCTGCTTGCCGAGCGTTCCACGATGCCGCCAGCGCGACCGCACTAGCCCCACTGACAATCCTGTTGGGGATGGGGGCTAGATGGTGGTAGGATGTGCGCTGTGCGCGAAAAGGAAGCGGCTAGGGGCCGACACATGTGCCCATCACCTAGTCAGAAGGTGTTCGCTCGGTAATCTGACCCGCACCCCTCACTGGTTATTCACCGCCCGCGCTGCCTCATACGCATCCACAGCCCCACGGCGGGATAGTTCGCAGTCAGCCAGCGCCTTCATGTGATACCTGTTCGCCGACCAGATCAGCGCAGGGTCATCGCTGCCCAGCACCTTGATCTCCTGACAGGGCGCTGACACTGAGGCCGGAAGCGGTGGCAAGTTCACGCGCGAGTTGATCGTTTGCCCACCACAGCCGGTAAGGAGGGCGGCAGTCAGGATTAGCGAGATAGAAAACAGCAGCCTCGCCTTGAATGACGGCAGCATATCGGTCCTCCGCTTTCTTCGTGTTGGCCTTGCCTGCGGTCACGGATGCGTCAATCGCGTTGATGTCGCCCACCAGCGCCCAGCTATCGGCTTGCGCCTTAGCCTCTGCGGCCCGCTGGGCGGCTTCGTACTCAGCGCGCACCTTTTCCTCGCGGCTGTCCCCGATGGCGTCCACGACCCACCAGCAGGCAAGCAGGACGGCAAGCGCGGCGGCGCCGTACATGAACCAGCGCCAGGGCAGGGTTTTCAGGGCGAGCGGGATGGCAAAGGGGATCATGCGGAAGTGTTGCCGGTGTGATGCAGCTTGATGTTGCGGTTGCTGCCGAAGGGGATGCCCTCGACCTTGACCAGCACGCCCAGCGCCTTGGCGACGTAGTGGATGATGGCCAGTTTCCACGCCGGGGCGTGGCTGATCAGATTGGCGTTGATCATGGTTTTCTCCTTGTTTGTTGCGGTGGCGATGCTCACCTCACCCTCCGTAGTTGTAGCCGCTGCCGCTTTCATCCTCGCCGTAGGATTCACGACGACGCGGGCGGATGCGGGTGTCCTCGAACACGGCCCCGAACACGTAAGACCCGATGACGGCGCCGGCGAGCGCATAAGCCGACATGGCCAGCGTCTCGTTAAGCCGGGTGTCCTCGCCCCTGAACGTCAGGTAAGCGACCTGCATGGCGCAAAACACCAGCGTGGCGTGAATGATCCGTCGCCGGACCTTCCATGTGCCCTGGCGCGGGTCAGTCGCCATAGAACTTCCGATAGGCGTCCAGATATTTCAGGGGGGTTGCCTTGCCGGCCTCGGTGTTAAACACCTTCTTGGCCAGCGCCGCCATGCCTTGCAGCGTCTCCGGGATCGGATCTGGGCGGCGAAAATAGTGCACCCTCGCCATGATGCAGGCATAGGGCAGGCATAGCATCAGCGCGTCCTTGGGCGTCAGCGCGGGCGGGCGAAGTTCCTCGACGCGGTTGAACATCTCCGGGCGCTTCGATCGCATCCACGCCAGGTGATCGTCCAGCGTAGCCGGCTCCATCTGCCAGGCACCTCGAGCTGGGCCGGGGTTCTGTTTCAGGAACCGCCCGAGGTCGCTTTCATGCGCCGCCGTCATCAGCAGCAGCGTCACCGCCTTCTCGCTGAACGGGATGGGCTTGAAGCCTTGCAGGGTGGCGGTTACGAAGTCTTTAAACTGGCCGGGATGGTAGCTCATATCTCGTCACACCCCAGAACCCGATAATCCCGCCCGGTGACGCGCCGGTAGTCCTCACGGAGTTCCTCCAGCCGTCTCAGGGTTGCAGGCTTGGCGGCAGCGTCATCCTCCCGCATCGCCCGGCACTGCTCGCGCTTGGCGTCGTAGATGTCCCGCTCAATCAAGCGGGCTTGGATGTCGTTCGTTGCCTGCTGGACCTGGGCGATTTCTTGCGCGGACGCGAAGCCGCTGACGCCGTAACTTTCCAGACTGCCGGTTGCCGCCAGCGCGAGGCCGAGGATTGCCGACGTGGTGATAATCATGGAGCCTGCCATGTGTTTCTGCCATCGATTGAGGTGTGGATCCTCATGGGTCGGTGGCCAGAGCAGGCTGAATAGCCATTTCAGGGCCTCCATCGTGCGTGCCGCCCATGAGCGTTGTTGTTGCCGGCCATCGTCTGCTCCTCTTATTCAGGAGGTTGAAATTCCGCCATCTGTTGCCCAACTGGCGGTTAATCATTTCGTGTAGTAGGGAATAATTCGGTCAGTGCCGTTCAAAGTAACGACAAGGTAGCCCACCGGATTGGCGGTCAGCGCAGACGCGGCACCATTGGCCCCAATGGTCGTCTGAGTTGTCAGCGCCGTCCCCGATGAACCAAGGGCCAGCGTGTTTGCAGCCGCTGTTGCACCAGCGCCGAGCGCAAGGCCACCGGACGCCGCCACAGCAGCATTGCCCACCGCCGTTGCATTGGCGGTGCTTGTTGCCGCCCCGTTGGCCGTATTGCCGATAATGGTGTTTCCATCGCCCGTGGTGATCGCCAAGCCCGCCGATCTGCCCACCGCCGTGTTGGTTCCACCCGAGGTCGCCGCGCCAAGGGCATTGTTGCCGATGGCGGTGTTCTGGTTCCCGGTGGTCACCGCATCGGCTGCCGCCCTGCCAACCGCCGTGTTCCCCTGCCCCGTGGTCATCGCCGCGAGAGCGCCTTCACCAACAGCCGTGGCGCCCTTGCCCGAGGTCGCTGTGATGGTTGCGAGCGCGCCGTTTCCGATGGCCGTGTTGCCTTCATCGACGTTGCCGCCGTCCGAAGTGGCGAACGATCCCAGCCCGACGCCCAGGTGCTTGTAGGTGGCGTTCTCACGGGCATAGAGCGCCGTGGTCATCAGCTCGAACTGCGTTCCGTCGTAATAGACCATGAACAGACTGCCCGAGATGATTTCCCCACCCTTCAGCGCAGTCCCGCAGAGCTGTATGGCCTTGGTCCCGAGGGCGTTGACGTTGAGCGTTACCGCGCCCGTATTTGTTGCGCCCGCCAGGATCACGAACCCCTGACCGGCGGCGTATGCGGTGGCGGCTGGTGACGCGGTAACCGTGATGGCGTTTGCCGTGCCGCCTGCGGCGTAGTACGGGCACTTTCCGGTGTAGGCATCGGCCACGAACGCGGCGATCTGCGCCATCAGTTCCCGCGCCGCATTGTTCACCAGCGAGGGCAACTGGTTTTCGTCAAACCCCAGCCCGACGCCGGTCAGAGCGTTGACGTTGGACGCGGCTGTCGTGGACCAAGCTTTGATGGCCATGGGTTACCTCTTGAACGGTGGGTTGCAGGCGCGCATATTCCAGCGATGTGGATACTCGCCAGATTGATTGTGGGAGTCGTCGCGGTGGCCGCGATATTCGGGCTTAACAGGGTGTTTGGGTGAGCCTGGAAGCGTTGGCGGTTCTGGCGGCTGTAGCGGCCCTGCCCCTTTACATTCTCGTCAAGGCTGTCTGGTCAGTCCATCGCACCGGGAAGAATCGTGCCGGCACCTACACCCCCAGCACTGCCGATGTATGGACGCCGAGTGAGGACGCCAGTTTGCCGGAGGTTCTGGACACCGGCATTACGGAGGAGTTCCCGCAAGTCAGCCGGGTCGGTTCGCGTGAGGATGTCAGCCAGCTCCGCGCGCGTTATGGCCGCAGCTTTGTCCGTGGCGTCCTTGCCTCCCGAAAACAGCAGCCTCGCAGCGTTGAGGTAGCGCCCACCCTTGACGTTAAGCCCGACATCAAGAAGGTTCGATAGCCCTTCAAGGTTGGTGTCGTCAGCGAGGTTGGCGGCGGTCGGCGATCCGGTGTTGATCCGGTTATAGGTGGCCGTGGTCGCGGCCTCGTCACCGAGCGTAGCGATCAGGTTGTCCAGCCCTTCCTCGCCGCCGAACAGCTTTGCGAGGGCCTTGCGCTTCTTCGGCGTGCCCACCAGGAACTTGGCCTTGTCGGCCCCGTCTACCTTGCTGTCCAGAGAGTTGGCGAGTGCCGAGCGCACGCCGAGTTTGTACTGCTCCAACTCAGCAGGCGTCATTGCCTGCGTCTCGGCTGCGATGTCATCGGCGGAACGGTTGATTGCCCGCGAACCCTTCCGCAGCGCCTCGGCCATGGCGGCATCGCCAGCGTATTCCTTGAGCGCGTCCCCGTAAGTGGGGTTTACCCTTTTCAACTCACTGACAAATAGTGCCCGGACGTTGTTGGTGGCCCTTTCGTTGTCGGTGTTGAACACCAGCTTTCCGGTCGTTTTATCGCGGGATTCCTCCACGACATCGTCAAGGCCACGCTTGACATAATGAAGGGTGCGCATTCCCGGAACGCCATCCAAAATGACATCGCCCTGATCGTTCAGGTTGAACCCAAGAACTGTCGGATCGTCCATCTCATTCTGCGCAATGGTGACTGCGTTCTTCAACGCCTTCTTTCCCGCAGGGGTGGCGAGCAACCGACCGAGGGTAGACCCCGGCTCTGTGGTCCAAGTGACGGGGGCTTCTTCAAAAGCCTTTTTGAACAGCGGTCCTGATTTATTTCGAGCCGACTTGATCAGCGCATCCGACGCCTCGCGCACGTTCGTCGTGCCGCCGAGATCACGGCTGATAGCAGACTGGATGCGCTCCGTCTGGCCTTCCTGCCGGCTAATGACCGCATCCCGCATGAGAGTCCGGGCGTCACCGGGCTTGCGCGACAGGCTGGACGCCAGCCCGCGAAGGTTGTCACCAGCGTCCGACAGCGACATGGGCACGCCACGCTTGCGCGCTTCGTCCAGAATAGCGCCCGCCTCGGCAGGGGAAAGTCCGTCCTGCTGCATTGCGTTCACAAGGATCTTCTCTGCCTCGGACACGCTCTTGCCGCGCAGCTTATCTGCTCCCTTGGTGACCAGACCGCCGATGTACTCGGTAGCTTTGGGCAGAAGGTAGCCGGCCAACGCACCGAACCCGGCGCCCGCAACCCCGCCAAGAGCCGTGTCAAATGCCTGCTCACCCGCAGAACCGCGCGACTGGCCGAACCCGGACACTGCACCACTGACCGCGCCAGCCGACGCACCAGCCCTTACCGGGCTCATGGCCACGCCAGCAACCGGAGCGCCGCCCAGCAGGTTGACGGGAAGCGTGGCCCAATCCTTGCCGGGGTTGGCTTCCTTGTAAGCAGCCTTGTCCGCGTCCCGCTGCGCCAGTGCGTCGTCGTAGGTCTGATCCCCAAAAAGCGACTGAGCGCCGGCAGCGGCCTTGTCCGACAGTCCCATGGTCATCTTGCTGGCGGCAAGGTCCGTCAGGCCATATCCGCCGATAGGGTTGCCCGTCAGGATGTTGGTGAAGCCCTCGGGTTGAGCGGTTGGCGCCTCAGGCACGGCCACATCCATGGACGGCGCAAGCAGCCGGTCAGAATACTTCTTCCGCTCAGTAGGCTCATCAGTGGGTGCGGAGAACAACCTGTCAGACCATGATGACATCAGATGCCAAACTCCCGCTTGAGTTGCTGTTCAACGACCTGTTCAATCTGCCGCTCATCGGCGCCAGGATTCGACTTGCGGACCTGTTCCGCGATCTCGTCGCCGCGCTTGTCGATCACGCTGCCCATGCTGCCCAGCGGAATGGAACTCGGCTGAATGCCCTTCTGCGTCGTGTAGATGCGGCGAGCCTCGACTTCTTTCAGCGACCGGATGGTGCCGTCCAGCTTGGACTTGAACTGCGTCGGGCTGTCGCCATCGGTCAACCCCTGTCCGGGGTTTGGCAGGCTCGCAATGATGCGGTCGGCTTCCTGCACACCCATGGCCGCGCCCGTCAGTTCCTTGATCCGCAGGTTCAGGTTGTCGATGGCCTCGCGCTTGTATTGGGTAAAGTCCTGAAGCACCTTCTGGTCTGCCGGGTTGACATCAATGCCCAGCTTTTCCTTGCCGGCGGTGACCGCTGCGCCGAGACGGGTGCCAAGCTGCTGATATTCCGGCTTGAAGCCCCGAGCGATGGAATCCAGCCGCGCAATGCCGTCCTGCGCGTTGATGATGTCGCCCTGCACCCTCGTCTGGTTGCTGCTGGTCAGGCCGGCGGATTCGCCGTAGACGAACTCCGTGGAGCCGTCCGGGTTGGTGCGGACGCTGAACCCCGGCTGTGCGCGGTCGGGCTTTTCATACGGCGTCTTGCCCTGGGCGTTCTCGGCGCTCTCGTAGACCACCTCACCGCCCTTGCCGACGATCTTGTACAGCGCACCGAGTTCCGGCTTCTTCTGCCCGCCGAGCGGCCTGTAGTCGGACGGGTCGCTCTCGTTGTACATGATTTTCTGCTCGCGCCCGCTGTCGTCGTACATCGACCCGAGCTGCCACTTGACCTTGCGGCCCTTCTCTTCCTCGTTCATCAGCTTGCGGACTTCAAGCTGATTGGAGAAGTCCTGCTGCGCGCCCTCGCGGTCATAGGCCCGCCGCTGGTCCTTGCGCTCGTTGGCGTAGGACAGCGCCTGCACCACCGGGTTGTCGAACGCCTTGCCGATGCCCGCTCCCAAGTCCTTCATATAGTCCACCTGACCCCTGTTCATCTTCAGGCCGAAGGGGACATTCATGGGTTCGTTGGGGTCGTAGGCGCCCTGCATCTGCGGAACCGGCGGCATGTCCATCTGGGGCGGCATCTGCTGCGGCATAGGCTGCTGCATCTGCTCCGCATAGCGCGGGTCATTGGGCCGACCGAACATGCCGAATGCGAGGGACGGATACATGAAAGGGTTCATCGGATCACCTCAGGCTCAGGGTGTTGCCGCCGTAGGAACTCATCGGCATCATGCCGTAGTTCATCAACGAGAATGGGTTAGCCCCCGCACCGCCCATGCTCATGCCGCCCATGGATGGCATGAACTGCGAGAAGCCGGAAGACATGCCGGCCATACCAGCGCCCCCCGAACCCATGCCCGACGACATTGCGCCAATGCCCGACATTGCGCCGCCGATGCCGCCCGCAATGCCGTTCAGGAGACCGCCGCCCTCTTTGGTCACGGACGTGCCGTTGAGCGTCTTTGTGCCGCCAAGCCCGGCAATCGAGCCGACCGTGTTAAGGTACTGGTCGAGCGCCGCATAGGGCGCCTGGTTGTTCTCGTACTGGAACCGGGCCTGCGCCTCCGCAGCCTTCGCCGCCGCAAGGGCGTCCTTCTGCGCGCCGACCTGACCCAACATCTGGCTGTCCAGATACCGCGCCTGATCCAGCGGTGCTGCGTTGTTGGTCGCGTTCAGCATGTTCTCGCGCTCGCGGCTGTAGGCGTCGTTCAACGCACCCGCAGCGCCCATCACGTTGCCGATGTTCTGCTGGCCGATCTGCGCCTGCAAACCAGTGCCCGAGAGCGCCGACTGGAACTGGTTTCCTGCACCAGCCGAGAGCGCATTGGCCGCGCCGGTCTGCGCCTGTATCTGGTTTGCCGCACCCGTCCCGAGGCCCGCTGCGCCCTGATTGAGCGCATTGAGGCCGAACTGGTCCGAGAACTGCTGGTTGCCCTGTAGGCCCTGCGCGCCCGACAGAAGGGCTTGCAGGTTGAACGCATCGGCGTTCTGGCCCGATGCCTGCAACGCGCTGCCAGCGTTCAGGAGGGCGTTCTGGTTGAACTGGTCGCCGAATTGGGACTGGTTCTGAATGCCGGAAGCGCCCTGCGCCAGATTGGACGCGCCGAACTGGTCCGCGAACTGGTTTATGCCAGCCGTCCCCGCCGCTCCCGCTTGTGCGTTCTGCGCCGCGAACTGGTCCGCGAACTGGCGGATGCCCTGCTGCCCCTGGGCGCCGGCAAGCGCCGCGTTCATGCCGAACTGGTCGCTGAACTGCGCCTGCCCGGTGAGGCCCTGTGCGCCGGCAAGGGCAGAGTTGACGCCTGCCTGCGCGCCCTGGAATTGCTGTCCAAGGTTGTTGAGGCGCTGGGCTTCCATGCCCGCCGCGCCCGTGGACATCGCCTGCAAGTCCCGAGACGCCCGGTTCTCGCCAATGCCCGCCATCTGGCCAGCCGCGCTCAACTGACGGCCCATGTTGTTCTCATAGGCAGAGCCGAGCATCTGCGTCGCCGCGTCACCGATCTCGCGCCCGAGAACCTGCTGATTGGCGCCCGAGCCGTAGCGGTTGCCGGCGCCGAACATGGAATTGACGCTGTCGGAGATCCGCCGCGACTGGATGTCGAGCATGCCCTGCAAATACGGGTTGCTGTTCACATCCGACAGCGAGCCGTTGGCAAACGGCGTCAGGTAATCCGCCATGGCCGCACTGGACGGGTCGGTGTACTGCCGGTTTGCCAGTTGCTCGTAGGTGTTGGCGCCTTGATTGAAGCTGCCCTGCGCGAAGTCGCCAAACACCTGCGAATTGGGGTTGGTCCCGTTTGCCAAGCCGGAATAGACGCCTCCGTCAGGGTTGGCTGTGGCGCTCATGCCGCCGATGTTGGCGTACTGGCCCATGCCCGACTGGTCGGCACGCATGCCCCCCAGGTTGGCGTACTGGCCGAGGGCGCTGGTGTTGGCCTGCGTGCCCGCCAGTTGGCCGTACATGTCGATTGCGCCCTGCCCTGCCGTCTGACCGCCCGCTGCGGTGAAGTAGGGGTTGCCAAGGCTCTGAGCCTGCATCCCGGACGCCTGACCGAACAGGCCCGATGAGTTGTCGCCGGCCTGCATTCCGGCCATCTGGCCATAAAGACTCTGCGACGGGTCGTTGTAGCCCTGACGCATCAGCGCGTTGTTGAAGC